GGACAAGTGATCCTGATAGTGCAGCATGGACAGATACAAATGACATTCCGTGTATCTGGCCTATCGCGGATCAGATGGATAATGGCGCTGCGTTACAGGTAAGAAGAGACTATCAGTACGGTGTTCAGAGACGAAGGAGGGGATCGTATGCACGATAGGAAGAGCCCATGGCACTGTACTTAGCTATTCCAAAAGCGTCGCATGCTATTGTTGAGGTTGCCACAAGCACCGTGATAAAGACATTGCTTCAAGTGGCGACACCGTCTACTACAGATATACGCGTAGTGGCGTGGGGGGTGTCCTTTGATGGTACAAGTGGTGTGCCTGGCGTTGTTACGCTTGTAGATGTCGATGTTGCAGCAACGTCACTGACTGGCTTGACAGCCGAAGAATGGGAGAGCGATGATAGCCAAGCTTCCTTATGCGTGAGCGGTACATCTGCCACTGGGTACGGTGCTGGGGCAGAAGGCACGATAGGCGCAAGCAGGATACTTGATGGCCAGGACCTTACGCCAAACTCTGGTGGGTATAGCATCTGGTTTCCGGTATATCCACGCGTGAAAGTCTCACGATTTCTCAGAATTAGAACCTTGTTTGCAGCAGATGTCAATTGCGTACCCTGGATACTCTTTCAAGAACCTGGGTAAACTGTGGCGCAGTATGGATTGATAGGGAATGTTAGACGGGTTGGATTTAAGGCAGTAGCTGGTGGGGATGTGTTTACTATAACACTGGATAGTGTTGTTACACCAGTTTCGAGTGTTGTTAAGAGAATAGATAAGACGTTGAGTGGTGTTGTGACACCAGTTTCTTTCATTGTTAAGCAGGTGGATAAAGTAGTAGGCGGTAGTATAACACCGCTAAGTCAAGTGGTTAAAATAGCTCACAAGATATTGAGTGGTGCTATTGCGCCTGTGAGCAGTATTGTTATTTCTGTCATTAGGAGTGTTATACTTGCTAGTGTTATTACGCCGATTTCGAGTATTGTTAAGCAAGTGAACAAAGTATTAGGTGGAAGTGTTACGCCAACGTCTATGGTTGTTAAGAGAGTAAGCAGGGCATTTTCAGGTGCTGTGACACCAGTATCGGGTATTGTTAAGACAGTGAATAAGACATTCTCAGGTGTTATCACCCTTGTAAGCAATCTTGCAACATCGTTGACAAGGAATATTGTCCTTTCAAGTGTCATAACACCAGTTTCAAGTATATCAAAGGTAGCAATCAAGGTACTTTCGTCGAGTATGACACCAGTTAGTCAGGTTGTTAAGAGTATACGTAGGACGTTGGTAAGCAGCATTACGCCGTTATCAAGTATTGTTAAACATATCAACAAGGTGCTCTCTAACAGTATAACTCCAGTGAGTTTTATCAGCAAGATAGCACGTAAGATACTTAACGCTGTTATAACACCTGTGAGTACTCTCCTGGTTTCACAGATTAGAAGTATCACACTTAACAGCGCGATTACACCAGTCTCAAGTATTGTTACAACGTTTATATCTGGCGGTGGAGCTATTTTAAGGTCAATGTTACCATTATTCAGGAGAAGAAGAAGATGATTAGTGAAGAGAGGGTAGGTGTTGGGTCAAGTATTAAGGTGCATAGAGTACAAGGTATACCTAGGCACAAGCTGCCATTAAGGGAAGTGTTGTATTGGTCTATGCCACACCGTGATACCAGCAAGGAAGTGCGAACATGGCGTAGGCATAATATGCGTAGGTTCTTAAGTGAGCTGTGGCGGCTGCGGCTCATGATGGCGGTGAGTAAAAGGACAGGGTATCCTTTTTGGTATGGATCATGTTGGCTTCGAAGCTTTGATGGTATTACTGGACAGGATGTACTGTATGGGCTAGCGTCAGTGCGGCTTGTAACAAATGCCGGGAGAGATGAGATTATTGACGAGTTCGATGCAGCAACAGCAGGAGCGTTTGACCTTACAAGTTTCAACTTTCATGGTATAGGGACTGGGGTAACAGGCCCTGCTGTAGGTGATACAGCGTTGCAGACTGAGTTGACGACTGAGTATAATCCTAATAGCACAAGGGCAACGGGTGTACAGTCACAGCCTACAAGTGATGTGTATAGGACTGTAGCAACGAATACACTTGATAGCGGGACACCAGCAATAACTGAGGCAGGTGTGTTAAGCCAAGCCGCTACAGGCGGTGGTGTGTTGTTAGATAGATTCACCTTTGCGGCGATAAACCTTGTTGGGGCTAATGGCGATGGAATACAGACGACTGTTAATTTGACCATGGCGTCAGGAGGATAAAGTGAGTGAGCGAGACGTGAGCTTAGAGCATGTTGGTACTGCTGAAGATGTACTGAGAAGGTTGATACATGAAAGGAAGATGCTAGAGAGTGCAGCAGACGTGTTGAAGACGTATAGAGAGGTAAAGAGTCAACTGCAGAATGCGACAGAGGAGCTAGGTGTAGTTGTGAGTAAAGTAGAGGAGGTAAAGGCTGAGATTGTAAGTATTGAGATGAAAAGGAACGTTGTGTTTGAAAAGGTAGAGAGAGAGATAAGAGCGTATGAAGAGGAAAGAAGGAATAAAGTAGAGAGTGATTTGGCAGAGGTACATAGAGGGCTAGCAGACGTAGTAGCACAATACACACAGGCTGTGCAGGATGTGGATGATGCAAAGGTAGAGTATGATTCGTTGATTAAAGAGAAAGAAAGAGAGTTAAGTAAGGTTGAAGAGCAGCTGACGTTGTTGAAGAGTGAGCATGTTGCGTTGGCAGAGGCGATAAGCAGAGCTATGACAATGTTTAAGCCGCAAGGGTAGTGATTGTACAGTAGGTTTTATATTTAACTGCGTTCGCACATCGTCTTCACAAAATCTCAGATTTGAGTAAGTACCATGGCTGGTACAGTAAGTAATGGTGAAGCAAAAGGACTTATCTATAGGATTCTATGGACTGTTCTAGGGTTAACTATATCTAGCGTCATAGCTTTAGGTAGCTTAGCAATTAAGAATATGAAGGACCATATTGATATAAATAATACACATATTATCAAGTTGATTGAAGATACACGTTTAGTGAGAGAAGAGCAGATTAGAAGATCAGCAAGGATTACAAGTTTAGAAAGTAGGATTGATGCGCTGGAGAAACATTTAGTTAGAATTGAAGGAGCATATAGAGTAAAGTATGGGTATGAGCTAGAGTCAGATGTAGAAGGTAGGTATAATGTGAGGAGGAAGCGATAGTATGATGTACGAAGGTGACAAGGTGCTTTTCTTGACATTAGAGGCTATGCCCATACCACACTCAAAGAAAGGCAGTAGGATGTATACAGTAGGTATTGTTACTGATATTAAGAGGTCAAGCAGTGGAGTCATTGTATTTGTTGTTGATAACTGTGGTGATAAGCATGTTGTATTTGAGAGATTTGTGCATGTTATCTTACCGCTTTCTCATGTTCCTCATGAGGCGAGTATAGAACTGTTCAACCCTCTTTAACTATTCAATTATACCCTGCCGTTAACGCCACCATTAGCGACCTATGTAAGTCATGTACTCCTGAAGTATTGTGTATACATCTTTGCCAGGACAGTTCATTGTTCCCCATAGCTGTGCACGGTGCCAAAGAGACCACAGCTCTTTTATGTGTATATCTCTGCAATCCTTAGGTGGCCTACAACAGACTGTTTCATCAGTTAGCTCTATCTGTTTGGTGTGATAAGTCACTGTGTGACAGACTGGACAGCGTGACGTGATTGTGTCAGTACGCTGACCGCTTTGCAGTGTGTAGTGACTCACGGCTGTATCCTTTCAGCTCACTGCAAGCAGTGATAGGTAGAAAATTTCTATACTTGTTGTTTGGAGTGCCTGGCAGTGCCTGGCTGAGTGAAACATTGGGGGTGTAAGGGGGATATATGGCACATAGCTATGGGTTCCCTGGACCATTTCACTTAGCACTATGTAGGTTACATCAGCCTAGGCTGAGCAGGCTGAGCTGTCAGTTTGGTAGAGATCAGTCAGTACTACAGTGTCACATTGACAGCTCAGCTTCTCACTTTGATAGAGTACACATTGGCATAGTTACTTGCGCACAGTGTACAGTTACTTAGGCCAGGTAGGCTGATGCTTGCTCAGCATTGTAGATCAATCTGATCTAGCTATCACATTGATAGAGTTCAGTTAGGGTTAGTCTAGCCACTATTAGTCACCCTCTCCCGTTCAGCTATAACTCATATTTTCAATACCTTACAGCAACCATTGCCCTATAGCCATAGACAGTGAGCTGCTCTATATGTATATGGAGTACACCGAGTAAGCAATCCTGAATGGGATAGCTAGCCCGGTGTATACTCACACAGCTTAGCATAGCCACGGCTTCCCACTACTCTCAGCATCAAGGTAGGTGAATCTGTGTGCTCTGTCAGCTGTAATCGCTGCCACATATCCTCCTCTGATGACAGCCCTCGTCTCAGCAAGAGCACTACGCTTCTCAGTATCGTACTCCTGGACGTAGGCAAGCTGCAATGCACGGTACGCCAAGCGCCATTGCTCATGAGTCAGTGTAACTGCATACGGTTCAATCATCTATCAGTCCTTGCTCTCTAAGCAGTGTGGATATAGACAGGCAAGGCCATTGACGCTTTGCCTTTATCGGTATCTTCCCTGTTGCAAATTGAGATACCATCACTTCAAAACACTTACAGTGCACCTCATCGTTGTAATAGTTCAGGTGCACTTCCCCTTTACACTTTGAACAATACAAACTGAACAAGCCGAGCTGTCTGTTCACTCATCACCTCTTCTGTAGCATATACACCACAGTACAGCAACAACAATTGACAGAGCAAGCCATATCAATGATATCTTTAACATTATCATTTACACTCGATCTCCATAAGCAGCAATGCTTGCATGACCTTACGTCTGCATTGATGACATAGATAATACTCTCGATAGAACACCTGTGTAGCGCTTCTCTTCCTTGTAGTATGCCCACTACAATTTTGAGCGATTCGTATTACTGTGTCTATCTGCTCTAAAGTCATGTTGTTACATGTAGACGAGTTCATTCTTCGCCCTTGTTACAGCAACATATCTCACATTCCTCTCCTGTTCAGCCTTCCAAGGCTGTATAGCTATTGCCTCATACTCTTTGAGCCATGTTGCGGCTAGCAGGAAACACCTGTCAGCCTCTAAGCCCTTAGCTCTGTGTACAGTACTCAGGCACACACCATTACCGTTATTAAACAGTGATTCTATCTCACTACATACATACTCTGGGGGTGCATCAAGATCATGTCGATGACAAAAGATCATCACTGAACCGTATTTATCCTCAACACGTTGCAGCTTCGTCTCATCTTCTCTTGCACAGGCTACGGCCATCTCACGTTCATACCATGCAGTGAGCTTTGCTATTAATTGTCTGACATTTAATGCATCCTGTCTCTTTATCAGTGCAATAAGGCCATGACCTATGTCTCTGCCTCGAACATAACAGGGTATGCCACGCTGTAATAAGTCATACGCCATATCAATGAGCGGTCTATTGATCCTGCACAGTATGATATCATTTGACGTGTACAATTCCCTTTCTGGGAGAGAGCGTCGTACAGTGCCTTGTGGGCTGTCCTCCCATGGCTCAATATCAGGGTATATAAGTGCTGCCTCTTTCACAACAGCTTGAGCACAGCGGTAACTGATAGAGAGAGGCATTTGTGTGCAGTTGAACGACTCCTTGAGGTAACTCATGCCATTATTCATAGCTCCCTTGAATCCATAGATAGACTGGTGGGTATCGCCGACGAGGACATATCGCTCAGCATTCAATGTTTTAAGCAGCAGTGCCTCTGCTGGGTTAAAGTCCTGCACTTCGTCGCCCATTACTGTGTGGTACTCTGGCATTGCACAGTTGTATATCAGCGGAAAACGAATCTGGTCGGCGAAGTCGATGACATTTGTCATGTTATCACTCGCAGTAAGGGTATTGACAGTATCCTCGTACATAGATGGGTATTCATCAAGGTCGTATGTCGACACCATCTTATTATATGCCTGGACTGTAAATATCTCACCAGTATTGATGCCTTTAACAGCACTTACAGAGTGAGCAAGCATGTACTCTTGCCCTCTTGCTTCTTTGCCAGCAAACTTACCTCTGCGTCTATCTCTGATAATACCTAACACCTTCTTATCGTCCAATGTAACTTTACCGAAGGTTTTGTATATTGCTCTTGCTCCTAAGCTGTGTGTTGTCAGTACATCGCTGCCTTGCCTTTGAGGTAGAGCAGCAGTAGCAGTAACTTGATTAGCTTTACCGAACACTAAGTATACAGTAGGCTTGTCAGTCAATGTCCATAGATGCTTGATATTTGTTGTCTTGCCACTACCAGGGCATGCTTGCACGATTATATTATCTTCACTATCAGCAAACTGTGAGAAGATAGCTTCGCTGTAGTTTGACCATTTCATGTTATTTCCTCTATATTTACTAAAGCAGTGAAACTATCAGGATCAAACGACGCATTGTCCATTTTCAGTATGCTACAGAAGTTGTTTATCAGTTCATCTGTATAAATCGTAATAGTAGTGTTACAGTGTATATCACTCTTGGCAAGCATATCCTTTATTGTCTGTCTTGATACAGCTATAGCCGCAGCTATTCTTAAATGGTCTCTCAGTGTCATCTATCATCCCTCATTATTTGGCACAAGAAGCCATCTCATTGCATACGCATACATCCCGGCTTCATGTAAACGTGGTGCATGCCTTATGTCCTCATACGATAAGTCTTCATCCTCACTACATATTAGCTCTACTTGGATATATCTCCCCTCACACATGAAGGCCACATTATAGAGATTACCACCCTGTATAGCTTGCACTGATTGCGCTATCAATATCATGTTATGGGTCATATTATGTAAGCCTTCTCATGAATAGTTTATCAGTGTCAGTGCTGACGTCCTTTGCCTTATAGAGTGTCCACAGTCCATTCTCATCTCTAGACAGTGAAATCTCCTTATCCTTCACAAGCCTACCTTTCTCAATCCTGAGCTTGGTCTTGAGCAAGGACCACTCATTGCTACAATTCCCGCCTAACGAGTGATGACCTGCAGCTCTATTCTCACTATGAGGTGGATGGTGTATAAGTAGCCATGGTATATTTCCGCATATATCCTTCATGATATTGATAGGAATAAGCACACTCTCAGTGTTAATTGGCCAAGCGGTGAGGTTGTATAAACTGTCAAAAACAACAAAGCCAGGTTGGAATGTTTGTACATAGTTGGCAATGCGTGCAACGTAATCAGGTGTACCAAAACAGCGTGACGGTATCTCAATGGCGGTGAATCCCTCACTTGTAGGTGCAATGCGTTTAAGCATCGCTCGCCATTCATCGACTAGACTGTCAGCTTGCAGGTACAGGATAGATGTCTTTAGTGTCTGCCGACCAAGAAAAGGAGTACCCTTATGCAAGGCATCACACATCTGCATAGCAAAGGTTGTCTTACCAAGTCCACGGGTACCGTAGAATAATGTCCAGCCTACGTCTGGTAGTAAATCCTGGATAAGCCAACGTAAGTTATCCTCCTCTTGTAAGAATTTGCTAATTTTGACGACGCGCATGTTTAGTGGCCTCTATATATATTTGTTATTATCTCAAGGAATCGTAATATCCGTGTAAACACTTCTTGCTCTGGACCCTCAGCGGTGTAGCTCCCTCTCAAGTGCTTGATATCAGATGCAATCAATTTAATTGCCCTCAGCTTTGCTGCTAGCTCTCGCTCCATTTGCACAATATCCATTATCACTTCCCCTCAAGTATGTCCATAATTTGCCTTGTAGTGCGTCCAAGCAGTATTACGTTATCTGGTCTTGCTGAGTTTTTATGACAAGTAGTAGTGTGAGAGTATTTTGTTGTGTTTTCATACCAGGTATCTGTTAACTTATGGTAGACAAACATTGGATAATGATATCCGTAAGAGTACACAACATAGTAGTCATCTTCTAACCGAGAGAATATATGTCCTAGTCTGAAAACAGCCTTTTGTTCGATCTTGCCCCTTGCTTGTCTTGCACTCTCTCTCTGTGATAGAGCCATAACTGTTATCCTCTCAGGTATAGAGAGACAAATAGGAATAGGGTATAGCCTATACTGAACTATACCCTACTATCAGCACTATCGGCGGCATCCTCTCTAGTTAGAGCTGTGTATACATAGAACTATACATAGTCTGTCCTTTCAAAGAGGTGATCTTTACGTATGGCTCAAATAAAACCATACCCCGTTTTGTGTCTCTCACAGCCTCTCTGAGCTGTTTCACGGATCACTTGGCACTGACAGCCACAGTAGCAGGCTCAGCCTTCTCCTTATCAGTGCTAAGCACTGCTGTGAGCCGCTCGATAACGTCGTTACGGTCGTCAGGCCAAATGTAGTCGTCCATCTCATCCTGGAGCACAGAGCGTGCAAATTCTTGGAGGGCTTTAGATGGCATCAAGTCAAGCATGTCGTGCCTGGCCTTTGCTGTAGCACTTGTACGTTGTTGCGGCGTTACCATCCGCTCATACGTTGTGAACAGTTGCGAAAGTGCGTCCTCAAGCTGCTCAGTGTGATGTGCGATACGCTCTAGAGCTTTCGCTAAAACAACGGACGGCTTTTTCTCACTTTCAATCCTCTCAGCTATTGCTGCTCGAACATCAGCACAATTGCCAGCATTGCTGTATCCTGTCGGCATGAAGCTCGCCTGGACTTTATCATCCTGCCATATCATACGGTCAAACCCTGTAAAGTTCGCCATTGCTTTTCCCTCACGTGAGTTATAGTTTCATCATTTCTTGAACGAGAATCACTGCGATACGATGCTTACACAGTCCCCCTCTTGCTGTTGTGTAGTCTGGACAGGTGCAGCTTTCACTGTCTACACAATATTGTACATGATTATCCTCAAGAAGAGAAGTACTTTCTTTGTGAATGAGCCAGCTATCAATTATCACTACCTCTAGAGAGTTATACACAGGTTCAATGTCATACCCATGACCATTTACAATCTCATACGCTCTATCCAAGCGTTGTCTGACCTTGATATCCTCAATAGGAAGGCGTTGTGATACCTCGAAGTAAGCAGCCCGGATATTTTTATGTATTGTGATTTGAGGATTGAGCATAGTTTGCCTCTGCTACTGAGAGTAGCTAAAACCCAGCCTGTTCATGTTTAACTGGGATAAGTACAGCTTGCTTACTCTCCCAGACCACTATTTGCGCTTTCAATCTATCTGTAACTGGTATAGCCCCCTTTAGCTTACCGTTGACACTTATCTTTGCAGCGCCATTCCGACCTAGATGATAGTAATTCGCACGGGTCAAACTGCGCATCTTGACATACTTTGTAGAATAGGGTTTATCAAAGTCTGGACGATACCCTATTGCTTCAAGATAGCGGATAAAGCGCTGTCGCCACGTTGCTGTGGGCATATTAATTGACCTCTTTAGTTACAGCTGTTATCTCTTCTGTACATATCTCAGGTAACAGCTAGACAAAGCTATACAACTGACAAGCGTTGCAGTCAATTGTGATATAACGTAGGGTACCTTCAGAGTTAAATAGCACCCCTTGTTGCAACATAGTTTCATAGACCTTTTGAATATAACTGCATATACCTTTTCTCATGTTAATATAGCCCCCTGTCTATGAGAGCTTGCTCATTCCATTCTTGAGCGAGATATGCAATGATATCGTTGACACAGCCTATACAGTACTTGTCATCACCTCGTTCAATCGGTACAACCATACAGTATTCACAGTATACTTTAGACGTCTGTATCTCTCGCACATCTGTCTCGTTTGCCCATGCTTCAATTTGCTCTCTCGGTGTCATATATCTACCTCCTTAACATTGTTTACAATAGCTCACAACTAGTGATTTGAGCCTAACAACAGTAGGATAATGATAATGAGCAGAAATATCTCCATTTATTCTCCTTCTGTATATGTTAGTGCTGCTACAACGTGAGACCAAGCCTCGTCGAATAGCTCTCTATCATTGGTATCGATGATATATACTGCACAGCGTAGAGCTGTACATAGATAGCCTTGATCACAGTCACAGTTTGTTTTCTTACACTCTAGCCCAGGATTAGCCTTTAAGAGCATCTGGGCTAGATAGCTAGGGGTAGGGAAATGTGGCTCTCTATCATTTGCAATACCTACCAATGGACTAAGAAACTTACAGACAATACCACCCACACAATAATCCTCTACTGCTATAGACTGGCCTTTCTCTGCTACAGGTGTATGTGCTGTTTGCCACTCTTGAACCATTGCTGCTACTTGGTTGGTATTCATTAACAGATTCTCCTGTTTCATGCTTTCGCAATTGTCAATGTTGCTACACAGCAACAGACAGGAGTAGGTAGCTGCTTGCATCCACGTATACCAGTCACTCAGGCTAGCTGTTAGGGATTACCAGGAGTACCAGGCTAGGCTGCTATGCTCGTCTAGCTATCATCACACTGTACTGCGTGTGTCCTAGTGGTCAGCTACGGCTTTTCTGAGCCGTTAATCCTGTACCTAATTTCCGCATGAGAAGTAGAAGCAAGGGACCTAGTGACTCTAACCGCCATCTGCGTTATCGCAGTAGATGACATAACAATACGCCTTTGACTTCAGAACGTCAAGGGGTGGAGTGAGAAAATACACTTCACTGGCTATTTATTTTCACACATTATTTTCACCGCGTAGATACTGAGTGAAAGGCGATTTTCAACAATCGCTACAGGGGTAGTATCTTTGTATGTCTACTCGCTAGGATGTTCTACAGGCGATCCTAGCGCCTTTCTGCAGGTACATTTCAAGGCTCACTGCATACAGCAATAACCGTGCCATTTCATGCAGTAAAATATATATCTCTGCTACACAAAATGGCACGCTTTATGCAATAGATACCTTATATACCTTCAAACAGCACAGTGCCGCAGCATGGAGTAGTAAAAGGTATAGTATCAATAACGTGCCACCTATGACAGTGTGCAACAAGCTGTCTAGTCTCATCTGGTAAGATGCCACCTATTGGTAATTCGCTCAGTGCATTTTGTACCTTTCGGTAGACTGTATCACTTTGTACCTTATCTAAACGCTCACTATCTATATGCACTCTTTTATAATACACTAACAGATTAGATAGTTTCTTTCGATACACTTCTCTTGACACTATCTTGTCTATCACATTACACCTCATACTCTATCATTATGAGAGCTACCTATCAAATCGGTAGACTGTATCACTTTGTACCTTGACGCCGACTAGGTCACTTGTATTGAGGGTTACAGTATCTATTGTTAGACAAACATACTGCGGCTAAACTTTTCATTTTATTAGCTGTCCAGTTTTCACGCTCTCTTTCTAGTAGTAACACAGAGAAAAGTCTTAGGCACCGCCAGGTTAGTCTACGCTATACAACTTTTGTAGTGTAAACTTCACGATAATGGTGTACAGTATTGCACACGTACAACAGCATATCTACAGGAGAATCCTATGTTATACAGTGATGCATTGAGAACGCACGAAGCACTTGATCAAGCACTTGATGTTGCTCTTATAAAGGATGACGCCTATGATGAACGTTGTGAGCAAAGAGCTGTGCAGTGTCGCAATAAACATGCCAAGTTGGGTGACAGTTCTCAAGTATTTCATATTTCATCTAGTGTTATACCTGTTGAGAAATAGTTAACGCTAACTGCAATGAAATCAATACTCATTTTTTCCTTGACAGCTTTGCGTTTCAGTAATACACTCTGTGAACCCCGTAGGGGAAGGCTCAGCGGTGAGCTGCTGTGTGCTCGCCCTGTCTGCATGTGTCTGCATGTGTGTGTGATCTAAAACTGTCTATGACTTGGCTGATCCACTTCTGTCCTGTGTGTTTGTCAACTTCATAAATTTCTACCTCTGTCAGTAAGCGTAGTGCTATAGCGAATAGTTCACTTTCGTCTCTCAGACTATACTTCTGTACTAAAGCTTTCATCAGTCGATACTCAGCCTTCGGCAATTGCCTCATACGTAGGCTGTAGGTATTTTTCTCGCTCATTTTCCTCTCACTATTTTTGTATTTTACTCTTGACACAGTGAACAGCAGATATTATACTGTAGTCACGTTCGAGGTGCAATGAATAAAATGGTGAAAAGGAAAGGAAATATGGCGATAAAGACAGAGACGCATAGCGATGCTGCAATAGCTGTAGAGCTACCGGATTTGAAGGACTGTTCAGCCGTTGAGCAGTTCATGGCAACCTTGAAGGGGCAGACGCACTTACACGGTGTCCGTAAGCTCCTGGGCTGTTGTGAGCAGATTTTGAGACATACAGATTTCATTCGGCGTTTTGAGCGTAAGGCAGCACTAGCTGTGCAGGTCGTCAACGGCGTAAGAACACCGCTACAGGCTGAAAAGGATCATGAGAGGTCACTACGTGTGATAGCACAGAAATTTTATAGCTCGTTAAATTATGCAACGTTGCTTAAGCATGCTGTTGCACTTGATGTTGATCTTGATAGATTCTGTCCTGTAAATGCTGAAGAGGGTACTGAGAAGCTTGTACAAGCTATTGTCGTTGCTCATATTGATTATGAGCGCTCAATTACAGGATTTTAGATTATGCCAATGGTATCTAGAGGCAATGGTGAGTTTAAAAAGCTGCGACCGCTTATTAGTGGTGTTACACAGTGCGGTAAAACATTCTCGCTTCGTACATTTATCTATGGTAACTATGACTATTGGGGTGAAGAAAGAGAGGAAGCAATAGAGTACGCTGCAGGTAGACATATGGTTATATTGAGTGTGCCTGGTGAGACAGGGTATAAAGCACTACCACCTGATACAGATAACATCAGTTGTTTCTATGAAGAAACAGTACCAGGTACAGATATTGCTAGTGGTGAGTATTCTGCATCAATAATTGAAGACTTCAATAAACTGTACAAGGAGTGTGAGAAGAATAAGCCGGATATTCTTTTTATCGATGGAGGGCATGTCCTCTACGATCATCTTTTTAACAAAGGTACAAACGGAGAATGGTTGAATGGCACTGATATGAGCATTAACCCTAAAACAGGTCTTGCTACTGATAAGTACAGAGCAGCAAGAGCACACGATACTGCACAGAAGGTGTTCATTAATTATTTGGGTATGTATTATAGTTCGCCTATACCTATACTTGGTATGACTGTGTGGGAAGACTGGAAAGGTTCACAGAGTGAGAGTGAGAGAGCTGCAGGTATTGAAGCCGCTAGATATCTGTGGCCCGCTGTAGCTGGAGCAATGTCTATAAAAATGCCTGGTAAGTTTGATGCACGCTTATCAGCAAGGCTAGAAAAGAGGTGTATACACAATTGTGATAAGAGTAAGAGAGGTGAAGAGCACTATGTATGGCAGTTCTGGAACAAGAATGATGTTAGAGGTGTAGGTGTAAAGGGCTTAACAATGACACCAGGAATGATAGACAGGCCGTGGATACATCAGAGTTATCCAGCGCTGCAAGCGTTGATGCGGAGGGTATAGTGTATGACAGGGTATAGTGCATTTATCGAAGAGAAGATGTTAGAGGGTCTCAGTGATGGTATCAAACGAAGTGTTAACAGAGCAAAGTTAGCGCTCAATGAAAGTGAGGGTAATTGGCTAGCTGCACTTGACGCTTTATTACTTGCTATGAGATTGACAATTGATTTACAGTCTATCAAGGATAAAGCTAATGGCACTGCTGTATAAAGCTAGGGAGAATGAAGGGTTTGATGTATTACAAGAAGGTATTGAGAAGAATGCTATTTATGAACGTGATATGGAAAGAGTAAAGATAATGGCGACAAGGAATAACGCTAAACCGCAGATTGATGATTACATTGACACACCAACTGCAAGAGAGAAGGCTATGGAAAAGAGAAATGACGATATTGATGTTATACCTGATGAGCTTGATGATGAAGGTTCAAAACCCTCTAGCACAAGTGCGCAAGTAAATGGGCAGAGTTCGAGTACAAGTTCTGGTATGACCATTGACCAGTTAAATGCAACGGGCTTTGATAACAAGAGGGATGACCACACATATAGGACTCTCAACAATCCTACTGGTGACTGGCTGAAAACTGAGCGCTGGAAGTTCAGCAAGGTTGTGTATGAAGGTGACTGTATGCCGGGGGATATTGACCCTACAGGTAGGACAATGCTTATAGTTAGCGGTAAGCCTAATCCAAGACAGGTAGGTGATATTGAGTATGCGCCGGATCTTTTCTTAAGAATATCTCCTGATATAAGGTATAAAAAAGATAAACCCGGCGAGATTGATAATTCACATAAACTGTATATTAAGGCTAAAGAGGATGTATACCTGAGTATACATAGCGAGAGAGCTACATCTTTTGGTCAGCTTATAGCGATGCTTGAAGAAGATTCGTACAAGGTGCGAACAATGAACGGTGATAATGGGCCGATTATTTTGGATATAAAGGATAAGAATAGTGGTGAGCGTAGGAGTTAATCCGTGGTATGTGAAGTAATACTTGACTATTACGGCTTTAGGCGTGTTGTGTATGCAGACAACGATTTGTTGAGGATAGATTACCATGTTTACGAAAGTACATATCTCGTTAGTGATCTAAAGAGTGTTAAATGGGTATTTGTAAAAACTGATACACCTAATGTGTATGTGTATTCGCACAAGGAGAGTTAGATAGTATACGGGTACTCTCTCTTTCACAAAGGCTTAGTGGGCCTAAAGCGTGGTGATAACTTGCGCTCTGTGTCTCCTCCTACTGTTGTTGGTAGAAAATACAGAGAGTGTCCGCAAGGAAAGCCTGTGAGAATCAGGGCTGTGGGGAGAGTACTCTTTCTATTATGGAGAGTAAAATGAATCTGAATGATTACGCTAGAGATTGTCACGCTGCGAATATAACTTGGTGGCATGATCCAATAACTGGAGGGTATATAGATAGAAATAAAGGTGAGTTGTTAATGTTGATGGTGAGTGAAATAGCAGAGGCGATGGAGGGAGAGCGTAAGGCGCTTATGGATAGTCATATACCACATCGCAAGTCAGTCGAGGTAGAGTTAGTTGATCTTCTAATTCGTGTGTTTGACTATGCCGGTGGTTATAATCTTGACTTACAAGGTGCATATGATGAGAAGTGTGAGTATAACCGTACTCGTATGGATCATAAAACATATGCAAGAGTGGCTATTCATGGGAAGAAGTGGTGATGATATCGCTAAAGCTGTCGAGTTCGTTACTAGGTAAGATAGGCGTATAGCTATTATAGCTATAATACTGTCAACGGTTATAAATACGATAATCTATGCTGTAAGAAGAGAGTTGCTGTTTCATGCAACGCCTGTATCGTCTAAATGGAGAGGACACTAGCCTTTCAAGCTGGCAACGTGAGTTCGAGTCTCACTACAGGCATGTTATGTAATGGGGGGGGGGCATAAATATAATGATTAAGCATGGTAAGCCACCATACCTTGAGTGTAGCAGTAAGGGCTTTAGACGATTGAGCGCTTTTTATGCAAGGCTGAAAAGTCACAATAATAAGTCCATCGAGGAAATATACCAAGCAGCGAAGGTGTTTGATAATGGTACAACAGGACTAAGTTGGCATGTAGCAAAGGGTAGAATGCCTATCAACGTTGAAGAGGTTCATGCGTTGTATAGTGTTTTATGGAATATGTATATTATGGAGAATCCTGAACTGCTTGATGTTATTAAGTGTGCCTCTGGCCTGTCAGATTTCTACGGTCAAGCCAGTCATGCATGTCAAGCAACAGAGCTATGGCGAATACGGCTTATTTCTATGGATACAGAGAAGGTAAGATAAGTGAAAGTAACACTATGCGGTTCACTGAAGTATGAGAAAGAAATACAACTGGAGTTTGTTCATGCTATGACTGTAAAGACGCTCACAGATAAAATACATTGTTTTGAGGTAAGTATTAACAGCGTCAACACTTACCTGAAATCAGCTAATTTGTAGTCGTGACGGTTATTAGTATTTAAAAGATTGTCACTGAGAAGTGATTAGAGGGTTAAATGAAACCAACAGGTACAACTAAGTTTGTGTTGAGAAGTGAAGAGGATAAAAGGTATTATAGGGAGAATTATGAGGTAAAAGCGAATACATCTGTTGTCGTAGATATAATTGAAAATATAATTGTAGATGTGATTGGAAAAAGTTTTGTTGCTGTTGAGAGGTTGTAAGGCCGAACTTTAACTGAAATAGGGCACTATGAAGGTATTGATTATGTTAATAACTAGAATAAAGTACAACGGTTGCTAAAGTGATACAAAAATGTATATTGATAAATACAAAAGAGGAAATATATGTTACCGCTACCTAGTAGTTGCGAAGGCTGCCCGTTCAATAGGTATAAGGATGCTGACTCTACCTGCCCTACCTGAGATCAAAATGCTAAGGGTTAATCGTGTATCTCAAATTATTCTACCTATTAAATATAATAGTGACACTGGAGGGTATCATAGATAATGAGTGATATTACTAACATTATGTTAACTTTTTCCTGTCTTGAAGATGATGGGAAGTTTGAGAAGAGTATGATTGATTACTTTAAGGCGACAGATGGACCTAAAGAGCGTCTTGTTAAGTTTGACTCTAATACATTACCCTGTTACGCTTTTGAGGCGTATTTATACGTTGGCACATTCAATTATATGAATAAAGATGCGTTTATGCTTTTTCTTATAGATTATCAATGGAGGAATAGAGAATCTGTACAGGTGTTTATACAGACACAAGAATCATCTATGTTTAGTGAGATGACTTTAGGTTTATATGGTTATTACACAAAGTTAAATGATCTTTAAGGAGAGGGAAATTAATAGTGATACCATTGCCATCAAGCTGTGAGGGATGTCCTTTCTATAAATACAAGGATCATCCAGATAACTCCTTTACACCTGACTTTGTTGTGCCTTCGTCAGTAGTATACTTCATAGCACAAAATCCAGGTAAGGATGAAGCGCTAGGTCATAGGTTGGTAGCAAGGACATATCATGGATACGGACAGAGCAGCGATGAATATGAGGAAGTACAGCCACAACCTCTTATTGGAGCTACAGGAAAGGCGTTTGATACGCGGTTCTTACCACTTACTGGCCTTAGCCGGGATGAAGTATCCCTTGGTAATGCTATCAGATGTAGACCTGGGAAAGCGTTAGGTCTAGCGAGAGCAGATGAACTGCCGTTAATCACAGCGACAATGAAACTTGAGAGTAGTAAGGCGGATATCGTCAATGCCTTGAAGCACTGTAAGGCTGCTCACCTTAAGGTACCTGATAGTGTAAAGGTTGTAGTGACAATGGGTAGGCATGCCATGTTTGCTATGACAGGTCTATCAAAAGATGAAGATGAGTATAAAAAGAAACAAAGTGTGTTAGAGAGTTGGAGAGGATATGCTGTTAATGTTAGTGATTACAGTGCAAGTACTACTGTTGATACTTCTATCTATCATAGTTTACTTAATTTGGAAAACGGTCAAGCCGTACCTGAAAGAGTAGTTTTCATGACCATGCACCTTGCAGCTCTTTTCTACGGTGACAACAAGCGTTTTTACCATGCAACATTACAAGATTACCATAAACTAGGTATGTTGTTAAGGGGTGAGTGGCCGTTGCCATTACCGCTTTGGAGCAATAAAGGACCTGTAGAGTGGCCTTCATACAGCGCTTTTGATACAGAGTACAACCCTGATACAGCAGAGCTGTATAGATGGAGTATGTGCGATAGACATAATAATCTCTACGCTGTTGAGTTTGATAGCAGTTATAATAGTAGACTTCCTGTTGCCGTGGGAAGTGTCGTTCTTATCCAGAATGCTCTGGCTGACATTAGCTATCTTAGTAGGATCGTTGATATTCGCAATGTTAAACTCGAAGATATGATGCTTGCGCATTCTGTGTTATGGAGTGGTGAGCCGCACTCACTTAACTATATTAACAGTGTCTATGGTACACTTAACAGGTATAAACATTTGAGTGCTGATAACCCGCAGTTATACAGCGCTCTTGATGCTTGGGAACCGATGCAGATGTGGCGGTCTTATTTTATACCTGAGTTTAAGCGCGATCCGCAGTCGTGGTATGTCTATAAGAAGTACCGCTTACCGCTTATCAACATTATTGATAAGGCTCAGCGTAGTGGTGTGAAGCTGGATAGCTCTCGCTTAACAGATGTTCAAGCAATACTGCTAGAGCGGCTTGAAGGATATAGACTAAAAGCTCAGGATATAACTGGTGATCCTTTATTTAATATAGGTGGATCAAAAAGACTCAAAGAGGTAATATATGGCTAGAGATATATGCACTACAGATGACAGTATCATAATCTTATCGAGCCCAGAGGGTAGGTGTGTTTTTAAGAAGCGCTTGATACATGGCTATAGGGTTACATACGATATAAATGGACAAGTTGAGGGCGTTGTAGTTATCTTTGCATATACAGTACTTGTGAGTGTGTATAAAGAGGAGTTACCTAAGTTAGAGGAGTTGTTTAGTGTATGCTATAGAAAGGGAGAGTTAGAAGGATAAACAGTGAAGGGGTGATATATGATAGTTAGTATTAAGGAAGATAATTTATGGATGATCTTGTAGAGGTGAAGATAAAGGATGGAGTTTTCTGGATGACGACTAAAGAGGAATTAAAGCAATTACTAGACGTGGTTAAGAAGGTTCAAGTTGGTGACGTATTGGAGATAAGATTTAAGGATTTAGAGGACCCATATACAGTATATCTTACTTTCAATCATGTGGTGAGGTTAGAGGAAAGATTAAGAGAAATAGAGAATGGTAAGCGGGGATAATGTTACGTTGCTATCAATGGGCAAAGGATAGAAGATGGCTTACAAGCAGAGTAACAGCCATAACTTACAGCGTGACACGCTACGTAAGATAGTTGCATCATCTACAGCTACAGAGGCAGTAAAAGAACTTGCAGCGATACGTATCGCTTACAGTGAAGACGCCAAGCTCTTAACCGCTACAATTAATAAACTTATAGGTATTGATAGACTATACCTTCACCACTTACCAACACAAACAAGTGGCCGTTGGAGTACTTGGATAACTAACTGGCCTAGGTCGTGTATCAATACGACATGCCCTCATGACGAGCATGAGTGGACTGATGTATGCTGGTCTGTACGTGACATACTACGACCTGATAGTGACGAAGTATTAATAACATGGGATCATGATAATATTGAAGGGAAGATACATGATCTTATCGTCAATGACGAAGCTGCTATTGCTGCTCATACAGAAGGTTTTGACCTTCATACAATTACCTGTTGTGATATTTTTAATTATGAGTATCCATCTAACCTTAAAAATCCTCACACTTCAGAGGAGGATAGTGAATGGCGTAGTAAGTATAACTGGCAAGGTAAGGATACAAAGCAACGAGTACTAGCAAAGAACTTTAATCATGGGTCAAAGTACACAGAGTCATATAAGTTTGTTCATAAGATACAGGGGGTAGAGAGATATGGAGTTAATTATAAGGGGCTTGAAAGTCTCGCCAAGCGATACATTGTCAGTAAAGACAGTGCCTGGCAGTGTAAACTTAACATTATGGCGCGAATCAGGAAAGAGCGTATTGCTAGAACTCTCTACGGATTTAGACGTGTTTTCTTTGACAGCAGTGCTGAAACAGGAAGGGAAGGATTCAGTCATATTATCAGTGGAACGGTGAGTGATTATAATAACATGACGTTAATAATGCTCGAAGATTATCTTAAAGAGTACAATAGATTATTACATAATGCTCACGATGGAGATAAAATAGCGATTAAGAAAGATAAGTGGAATAATGAATGCGTTATAGCAATGGAGCAAGGGCTTAGAGATATAATTGAACGCCCTATTACATATGAAGGGCGTAGCTTGGTGATGACTGCTGGTATCAAGATTTATACATAGTTACGCTACAATTATACCACCTTGATAGTAAGATACTATTCGTATAAGGAAAGTTTCAGCGATGTCAGTTTCGATATATAGTATATAAGCGATACCTTATAATGTCTTTGACGGTTGAATAGCCATTATAGTATACCCAAGGATAGGATTCTTAAAACAATCTCTATACTGATAAATGTACCACCTGACGCTGTGACTGTTGCGGTAAAGTTATATGCACCTGGTGTAAAGGAAGTTGATAATGGGAAGATTGACCGTGTAGCTGACAGTATGGAACCTATAAAAAATATTGGAGCCCCGTTGACAGACAGGGCAAAGCTATATATAGTACCACCGGACGTAAAACAGTATAAGTCTGGGTTAATTTGGGCAATGATATTACTAGAACTATTTAGTGTAGCAAATATTGGTGTTGTGAACGGTGACCCGACTGCGCCAGCAGTATAAGTATTTGAAAGGCTTTTTCCGCCATCTATCCATTTCATATTATTTGGTTGGGTACTATCATATACAAGTATTTGTCCATTTATCCCACCACTCAAGATATGTCCATCATTCCATTCATTTGCGCTTACCAAGGTGCTGTCCGGGCTATCACTCTTTGCACTTACGAATGGGTGTGTGATAAACTCAGCCATCTTTCTAGCCTCATCTATAAAATAGTAAAGATATGGTACTTTTTAGATATCATCTCAGTGTCGCCATTGCTTGCGGTGAAGACTGCACTATATGGACCAACTGTATCACTAAGAGCTGTTTGATGTAAGTATGTAAATATACCTGTTTCTACCTGTGGCATACCTATAGCTGTTTGCTCAACAGTGTTGTCTGGTTTATATATTGTTATTGATGGTCCAACTGCAGGATTGAACAGGTAACGCTTACCAGGTGTAGTCATGTTATCTATAACATATAGTGTAATCGGTACTGCTTGCCCCGCAGCTATATGCCAGTGCTGTCTCTCAATAAGTACTTTGAATATAACAGGTGCAATATCAGTAATATCAAAGCTAAAGGAGAAGACAAGCTTATCAAAGACTGCTGTTGTATCAGCCATTACTTTTCCTTAAGTAAACTCTTTATTATAGAATCTTGCTCTAATGTAGGTATAGGCGGTGCATACCCATCAAGCTCATGTGCAGTTTTGTAAGTTGATGTACCTAAGATGTGCTTTATTATGTCGTGCTCTTGCTGTGGTGACATCTCTGTTTTGTTAACCTTACTCAAAAAGTGTAACAGTTCATGTGCAATACTGTTATATGTATTCTCTTGAGACAAGTTTGAGTCATACAATATACGGTCTTGCTGCGGATCAAATTCACCGGCAGCCTCATATACATCTGATAAACCAGGTGCGCTTTGTATACTTACTTCCTCTGGTCGTCTGTGAGCAATGTTTATTATATTCTGATACTGTTGAGCGAGGAAGTCATCTTTATTTTTACTGTCACTATACATCTTTGCAACAAGCTCCATAGCTTCCTTTGAGCCTACAATCTTAGCTTCAGCATCCTTTGGGCTAAGTTGTGATAGTAAGGACTGTAATACACTTGAAGCACTAGCCATTATCTATCACCCATCCAATTATATGTATTACTTTGTGAGCCTCTATGTCTTTGATATACCTGCTCATCAAATGGTATCTCGTCATCCTCTGGCTCATTCATTAAGCCACTCGCCTTAGCCCAGCTCACAAGCTTATCGCAGAACTTCTGTGCTGTACCTGGATCATAGAGACCTTGCCATTCATGTGCTCTTATTCTGATATACTCTGTGGCCATGTAATCATACGGTAACTGCGGTCTTTGATTCGCTTCTAGCTTAGCTGGTAGCTTGTAATACCATAGATAACAGAGTGTGTTAATTGTTGGCGTTGGCGCTACTTTCATCGTTTGATATTGTGTTTCTGTTACCCCATCGTTACCTACGATACAGTAAAACTCAGGACAGTTAACGTTAGTAGCCCCTTGATAGTATAACTGTCTATTAATGAACTTCTGTAGTGGTACCCTACGCTTGCGTCTGTAGCTGTTTATATCACCTGGTGTAGTTTGTACGAGTAGTCCATTTCTAACATCAAGGATGAAATCACTAGGTAAGATAATTGTGTCACTATTAGCTGTACAGTTTATAGCTTGCTTTATAACCGTGACAGAGAATGGGCATACATGATACCAGAAGTCAAGTATATCTTGAAGCCACTGGATAGCAAAGGCATCTTGCTGTACTACACCGTCAGGTGCATCGTGTATCTCAAGGTTAGGTAACTGCGCCATACTTAGACCGATTTTTATCAATTCATCTCTACAGTATCTATTCGGCATACGTCACCTACGGTGCTTCAACAGTTGGCACATGATTTGATAGATAAGCAATAAGTCCATTGAGATATGAGATGATTATTTTTATATCTGTTACTGGATCACCTGTTATTAATGGTACAGGTGGCGGTTGTAGTGCCGGTCCACTAAGTGTAGGCATTGTTATTTCCTATACTTTGGTAGTGAGCTAGCATACACGACAGCTCCACTATACCGTAAGTGGTTAATACTACTCCAGCTATACTTAAGTCCAAAGAACCGTACCTGTCTACCAAAGCCTTTATACTCACGTATAGGGTTACTTTCAAGATCAATCCATTGTCCGCTTAGCTCTGGTATAGTACCTGTTGAATTTTCTAAAGCGTCACTGATGACAGGCTCAATAAAGGCTGAGCCGTAGCCGTAGTTACGTTCCAGAAATGTCTCAACACTGACATGTGTATGGCGTGCATCCGGCATTGGCTGTAAGCCTGTTTGAAACATGCAGTTAAAGGGTAAGTCACCATCTAGGCTAGATAATTCGTCAAAGATAAATGCTCGAGCATCATTTACTGGACTAGACGCTTGTGTAATTATGAGTGAGCGGTCGACTGTAGAATCAAAGCGTTTCTCGCATGCATGAGTAACTGGCTTTGCACAAAGGCCCAGAAAAGCGTGTGGCAGTGTAGCACTTACTGTATCAAGCCCTTCAAGAGGTAAGTTGATAGTAACCATACCTCTTAGACCATTGCCGCTATTTATCTTAGGGTAGAAAAACGTTACTGTATGAAGGCGGTAGTCATAGACACCACGTATCTTATGCGCAGCCGTCTGATCTATGTCTTCTTGTAGAAAGAACCATAGACCGTCACACAGCCATTGAGGGTAAGAGGTACCATTGAACATGGCTACTCTACCGTTCTTAGTCATGTATATATGAGTACCGTTAACGTTGACAACGGCGTATATACCTGCAGGTCCTTCAACATATAAAGGCTCAAGGAAGATAAAGGCTGTACCTTCGTCAAGACCTGCTTGAGCACGTGCCATATGTATACTACGCTCTTTGTATAACACAAATGAGAGCGCTGAGAGTGGCTTAACGCATACGCCAACATCTCCTGTCTGTGCACGTTTGGCATACGCAAGACTACTGTATACATTAGGATTGAGTGTATTGGACCATACAACTGTATGAGGAGATATAAGAGCAATGATACGAGATGCTGCTGTACATACACTTTTAGCGGTTGGTATATTTGTACCTGTCATTACTGATACAGATAAAGGGCTGTTTGTCCATTGCTTTAATACATTATTCTCCTGTGCAATAACAGCAACATATGATCCTGCTGTTTCCATGAAAGTCATGTCAACTACGCTATTATTATTAGGCGCAAAGTTAGTCATTGCGGGAGCAAGTAATGTAGACCATTGACCTGAAATGTTAGATAGCTGATATATCCTTAGCTGTGTGATAGCAAGAATTGTTTTCTCAAGTGGTGTGACAACCATAAAACCACCAAGCACAGGCTCAAGAAATAAGGTATCATCAAGTAGTGTTAATCCTGGTCTATTTCTTAATTTACCTTCACGCACAAAGACATTTAAGCTATCGTAGAGTGCATCGAGTGGGATAGTATGGATAGCGACGTTACGCCATGTACCTCTAGTAGGTACTGTAAACTGCGCTATTATTTCACTACCTGTTTCGCGAACAAGTGTCATTTTAGAAACCTAACCAGCGCTCAAATGTGCCAAGAAATAAGAGACCCATAAGTACACCGCTACAGAATAAGCTTGTAGTAATAATTAATAGAGCTAATGGATACACAGTTACTGTCCCTTACCTATAAATGTTTTCATTGCAGCCCTTTGGCTTTCTTGTGCTGCCTCTTGTACAGTGATATTCTGCAGTGGTGTGAGAGCCGGTGCTGGATCACCCCATGGTACTTGTTGCGGTGCAGGTCTTCCGCCAAGGCCAAAGGCATTCTGGAGAACTGGTAACTTACTACCTGTGAATGTTTTGTAAGCATCTGTAAGCATACTCATTACCGTTGGTGCTGCCTGACTTGTCTCTTGTGCTGCTTGCGGTAGTTGTGTTAGAGGTCGACCACCGCCTAGTATATCACCCACACGTTTGTATGTTTCATTTCCTGCTTGATACTCACCTCTTGCATGCTGACCAAATTTCATAGCATTCCAGCCGCTACCCATACCAGATTTCTTTAGCGCATTTATTACCTCTGCGCCTTCTTGCATTTTCATTAAGTCTTGACTGTATTTACTCAGTAAATGTGTGACCCTCGTTTGCGCCATTATGTATTGAGGGTCAATAGAACCTATATAATCGATCATAGAGCCTACAGATTCATTGACGGTTTTTAGAGCTGCATTGTATGCTTTATCATCTATACCGATATTATCAAGTACATCGTTACTAGCTTTAACGATATTTCTTACCTGTGCACGTAGAGTGTTTAATTGGCCCTTATTAAACCTAGGGCCTTGGGCTCTTAGTTCAGTCATCATAGTCTCTGTTACATCGTCTACTGTGCCACGCATCCCAGATACTACCTTTTGCGCTAAAGCTGATAAATTAGCTTGACTGTTTCCGGCGTATATTTCAAACTTACTTGGATCATTTTTGAGTACAGGGTTTGTGGATGTAACCTCGTCAAGTATACCCTTTGCGACTTGCTCTTGTCTATTAGGGCTTATGTATTTTGTGATAGCATGGTTGAGAACACCGGCTATTCCTTGCCCTGCAGCAATTATGCCAAACTCTGTCATAGTTTTGCCTAAGTTAATAGGCTCTCCTGCGGCGGCAGTACCTGTAAGGTAGCCAATTGTGCCACCAATGCCAGACTTTACCATATTACCAAGCATTGCAGTTTTATCTGCAACATATTTACTTGCCTGCCCAGCTACATTAGCAGCTTCTTTTGTTACAGGGTTAAGAAATGGTGTTGCTGCTGCTGTACCAAGAGCTGTTAGATAGCCAGGAAGGGTTCTTACAGGAGCGCCAACTATCTCTCCTACTTTGCTACCTATATTTTCTGTAGTTTGCTTATAACCTTCTGTTGAGCCAGTAGGTAATATACCTGTTTTTTCACCAAGTTGTATAGCTAACCCACCTGGTACACCAAGCCCACCAGCAGCACCTTTACCAATGGCTCGTAAGCCCCTCTGTATAGGTTGCATGCCTCTTTGAAATGCTGTGTTGATATCTGCAAGTACACCGGGCTCTAGTACGGTATATCCCTGTGGAGCTTTACCGCTTTTATCATATTCATCCATTGCGGTATTAAATTCTACAGCGGTCTTAGGTATACCATCACTAGAGAAGATATGTAAGGGCTTACCTTCTTTATCGGCAGTATCAGCAAAGGTACTTTTTTGTTCTTGCTCGGCCATATATTACCTTAACATCATTGGACGTTTAGGCTTACCTGTTTCAGCATCTTTTATTTGCTTCTCAAGCTCTACTGGTAGTTTTATAGGGCCTACAGTATAAGGCATAGCCTTACCTTGCTCATCTGTTACAGTTGCCTTTTCTCCTACAATACTCTTACTTTTACGGTCAACAGTTATTGAGCCACCACCTGGAATGTTGTATGTCTTCTTATCAGTTGATGGTTGACGCTTTGCAGGTAGTGTTGGTGATACTGCTGTTTGACTTTCCGGTAGTGTAAGACCTGTAGCCCTTGTTATTACTTGGCCTAATCTTGTACGCACGTATTCAACAGCTCTTAACAACGCTTCATTTGATTTGAAGTCACCTGTAGCAAAGCTCTTCAAGTCTTTTATAACTTTGCTATCTTGACTACTTATTGGTCTATCACCTGCAGAGGCATTCTCAACTTGCTCTATAGCTTTGCCAAGTATAGCCTTTGCCCTTTGTCTAATATCTACTACATCTGTTAGAGGATAACCCAAATATGAGCTAACAAGATTGTTAAGTCCGCTTGCTATTACATCCCCTCTAGTCTGGAGGGTGTTACCGCTAAGCATTTGTGGTATTAACTCAAGACCTTGTATGGCTTCCTTCGCTGGCATTACTTGTCTGCTAAGGACATCAGGGTTCATCAAGCCAATGGAGCCACCAGCTTTTTTGACATCAGCATATGTCATTGGTTTATTGATTTGGTTAAGAAATGTTGATGATTGATCGTCAAAGTCAACAGGTACCATGCCGGCCTTGGCTATTGCACTATAATCACTCTCTTGAGTACCGATGTTTTGAGCAATTACTTGCTCAGTCTGTCTGCCAAGTTGCCCTTTTATAGCTTTAGTAACATCACCTCTTCCGAATTCTCTGAATGCTACTGCTTCTGGCCCCATGTCCTCAAGGAGTTGAGCTATCAACGTTGGCTCAAGAGGTAAGTTAGAGACGATTTTAGACCTGGCTATTAACGGTTGTAGACTGTTATACCTAGCCCTAATTGTTGATGCTTCAACAGAGCCTGGTGTGATTATCTTACCATCTGATGTCTTTACTGATACATTATTCATTACATCTGCAAGCTGTCTTACATCAATATTATTCTCACCGGCAACCTTCGTGCCAACATAGTCGTCAACATCTTTAGCGCTTGTTACTTGTGGCAGCATACTGGTTACTGTCTTACCTGTTACACCACTTGTGAGCGATACACGGTCGTTGAGCTGTTGAATATGTGGTGCCATTCTTACCATGAAGTTGTTGAAGCCCTCTTCACTTGGCAGGTCACCTTTAGCTAGTCCTTTCTTCCAGGCATCGATAATTGGTCTATTAACATGCTCAGCAGGTGTTACTTCATCTAGTTGATTCATTAGAGAGTTTGCACTCTCAAAGCGCTTTTCGCGATCATTGATACGAGCAGCCATCTGTCTAAAGTACGGTTCAAGATATTCTGCTCTTGGTCCATAGCCAGCAACAACTTCATTAAGATAAGTACCAGCTTCTTTGTACTTACCTGTATTTGTCATGCTTTCAACTTTACGTATCTCCGGTAGAATACTCTTGCCGAGAGCTGTCTTACGCTTTGAGTCCTCTATTGCTTGTAGTCCGCGAAAGTCACCTTTAGCTGCACCTAAGATAGCAAGGATCATTGAAAGGCCAGAAGTACTAGAACCTTCAGCTTTAAGCTTAGATTCAAGGTCACTTGACGCTGTAGGCTTTGGTGTAGCGTTATTGATATTACCTGTATCAAGACTAGGCAAAGGTGTCTCTCTGGGTGCAAATGTCTGTGGACGTTGAACATCAATATCAAGCGGCATGAAGCCCGTTGTAGACATAGTTATACAGCACCGAGTAAACTCATGAACCAGGATACAATTTTACCTAGACTATCATCGTTCTGTTCAGCATTCTTGTCAACAGGTGTCTTCTGCATTGTCGTAGGTTGCAAGCTTTGTATAGTGTTACGGGTAGCGGGGCTATAGTTCATGCTACCTGCAATGGTTGGACCTGAGCTACCGGGGCTTGAGCCATAAGTCATGCCAGCTTTGAGCGCATCACCCCATGTAGGTCCAACAGGCTGTGGTGTACCTATACCAGCATCGCCTGTTATATTTGGTCTTTGTGCTTGTTGCATACCACCAATGCCTTGATCGAGGAAGTCAAGGAAAGCCACGTTTATACCTCTAAGTCTTTGTACCAAACGTAGAGAAGCCACCACTACCACCTGTTGCACCGCTACTTATAGTACCACCGAGTTGGTCAAACATATTCCCTGTGCCACTCTTACCGCTAGTTGTACTCCCTGGAGAGAAAGGAATACCTGTGTATATTGAAGTGGCAAATCCCTGTCTGCGCATTAAGTCAGACTCACGGAGCTGACGGCTGAAGTCTGTCAATGGAAATAACGCTGTGGCTGTGTTAGCATTAAGTGCTTGCATTTGCCCTGGTAGCATAGAGAGCTGTGCACTCGTACCCGGTAGAGACTGTGCAAAGCCTGCAGCTAAAGGGTTATATGTGTTAGCTAGTGATACACCACCCTCTTGCTGCTGTAAACGAAGTGCATTCTGTGCTTGTATTAACTGCTGGCCTAGAGTAGACTGCGCACTTATACCAGCTTGCTCTAAACTAATATCGTTAGTCATCAAAGCTTGTGCAAGTTGAGCTACATTGTTTTGGTATGTATTCCCAGCTTGAGCTTGTAAGCCCATAAGCTGACCACCAAGCTGTCTATTACCTGCTGCTGACGCTTCGGTAGCTGTGCCTTGTTGACCAAGAAGCTGAGTGTTAACTCCACTTTGTAGACCCATAAGCTCACTACCTAAGTCCGCTTGTAAACCTGCATACTGACCACCAAGCTGTGTACGAGAAGCAAGAAGTGCCTGTACAAGCTCCGCATCAAGTCCTGTAAGCTGGCTACCTAAGCCTGCTTTTGTTGTCATTAAAGAGTTCAAGGTATTAGCCACGTTACTACTATAGCCATTTTCAATACTTTGCAAAAAAGGCATAGCTGTTTCTGCTGTTGCTCTCGCTATTGCTGCTGGTACAGCTCCGCCGCTTTCAAGACCTTGCAAAGTTAATGCTTGATTGATACGCGGTGTAGCAATGCGGTCAATGTAGTTACCTGTCGTACCTATACCCAGGTCGAGTGCTCTACCTCTAGCTGCCTCTTGTACACCAAGACTACGTAAGGTATCTGTATCGGCGATACCAAGACTACGTAGGTAGTTTGCTATATTTGTATTAAGGCCGCCTTGTGTAGCAGTATCTGCAAGGCTAAGATTCTGTCCAAAGATATTAGCATTTGTCCCTAGACTACGCGTATAGTTTGCTTCATTCGTATCAAGAGCGCGGTTAGCATAGCCTTCATTTGTTATCAGAGATCGTGCAAGATCAAAGTCACCTCTAGCTATAGCGGCGTTGTAGTCGGCTTGAATATCGCCAGTTACCCTACCGTAAGCGTTACTAGCTGCGGTTGTACTTGTACCGTAGTCACTGTATGAACGCCCAAGGGCTCCACTTAGTCTTTCGTCAAGTAAGCTTCGCAGTGCGTTATAACTTGCACTATTGCTAGATTGTCCCTCGGCTGTCTGTCTGTCAAGATTAGCAACACTTCTCTCGTAGTTTGCAGTAACAGGATCAAAAGACCTACGATAGTCATCAAGGCTCATTAAGTTACTGTAATCAATAGACGGTATACCCTGTTCTGCTGTCGCTTGAAGTAGTTTTTGTGTTGCATCTGTTGTACTATAAGCCCCCTCTGGGTTAGTATTGGCATATTGCCATAAATCGTTGCCACTAAAATAGTTTGTTGCCTGCTGTACACGAATAGCGTTTAGTGCACGCGCCATAGCGTCAGGCTGTGTCTGCTGCGACTGTGTACTGCTTGTACCGAATAAAGCGCCAATAATGTCGCCCATGGTTTATACCTTAGAGCTTTCATTATTTTGAGAGGTCTTAATCATCATTATACGTGAAACCTTGTAGCCATAGCGCTTCTCATATACTTTAGCATTCTTAGCAACAGCGAATGCTATACAGCTAGCGTTAGTTAGTTCCTTCAACTTGTCAAGATATTCCATACATTCGTCAACAACATCTTTTGTACTTTTATCTTTAACCATTTGATAGCAGTACACAATACGTTGGTTGTATACTTCTCTGACGTCAATAACACTATGCTCAATTATATTGTAATTATCGTCAAGAGTAACAAGTATGTGCAAGTTGACGTCACTATTGTATAGCCGTGTAAGCCAGTCATTTACTATAGGCTCTGGTTCAAGCTCAGGCGATAAGTCAAGGCACGCTTGACGTAAGCGAATGTACAGATGCGCATGGAGTGCTCTAGACATATGGTCATTAGCTAAGCGAATCATACTTTCGTACCGTCTGTATAATGAGTAGAGATAGCCTCAGCTTGATGTGTATACTGTCTTAGTGGATCACGCCACATAGGGTCTGTAGCTTGTTTAGCCCTTTCTTCCTCAAGTGCCTGTGTCTCTTCAATTTCACTCTGCCAGCGTCTTGCTACCGTATCAACACTTACCCTACCGCACATTACTTCCATTATGCTGAGTATCTTTGACCACGTTGCAGGTTGACAGTAGCTTTCAAGGTTGTACGCTTCAAGCATTCTTGTGTTCATTTCCATCAATCTAAGGTCAGCAAGAGCAAGGGCTTGATTAGCAAGCTCTGTTAGTTCAGCTACAGTGTGAGCCACTTCTCCAGTAACAGGATTCCATTGACATACATCTACAACAAATTGCTCACCTTGTCCAGTTGTTTTTGTTACTGCCATACGCACTGGCATATTTTATCCTTCAGTCTGCATAAGTTTATTGTATTCTTCTTTAGTTAATTTGGTTGTCTCAAGCTGTAAACATATGCACTGTGAAGAGTGACACATACAGCTAGAGCAATAGGTATCCCCTTCCTGCAGTGGAACTGTTGGCAGTTTTATAGGCTTGTAATACTGTGCAGTTACCATATTTTACTTCCTATAATCTATGTGCACTGTCATCACCAAGTTTACCTAGTAAGGAAGACATATCAAAGCTGTTATTATCGCTAACTTGTATACCACAGTTTACTACACCGTATGCTGTAATTTTCGGAATAACAACAAAGCTACGCATATGAGGTGAGAGCATTCTATCATCTGCTTGGCGTGCAAGACCATCTTGATGTAATAAATGCTGTGCAAGCTCTAAAGGTACAGTAACAACACCCGGACCATATGTTTCAACTCCGTTGTCTACCACATGTCTATCACCATTAATACCAGTAACAAACTGTCCCCCTGTACCAATAGTATGAGCTGCGTATAAGGTAACTTTAAGGAAGCGTTTACCTACAGGTTCCGCGGTATTCACCACAGGTGCATTAGATTCTAGAAAGTCACTAAGCTGTGCTGTGGGTTCATCTACCTGTATAGCCTTGACTTCAACTTGTAAACCATGCTGCTCAAAGATAGCAAACGCTTCCTCTAAGGTTATCTTTTTCTTAGGCATATTTATAACCTGGGTTCATCAACAATTGCTTCAATTATCGTATATCCATTATACGGCTTATTAGTGATGTACTCAGCGACTTTTTCTTGAGTACTGAATACGCCAGCAATCTTACCTTGATCCCGCTGTAGTATAACAAGATATACAGTCATGATATCCTCACCTGGTGCTACTGAGGGTGTAACTCCAAACCGCTTAATCCACTCTGTATCAATAATCCTAGGCTTAAGCGTAGCAGTAAATGTCATATATCACCTTATGCTGGTATTGTAGCAGCAAATGCACTACTTGTTTCAAAGCGCTCAATGAAATTGTTGTCAAGAATAAAACACTTTCTCATGTACTTCGCACCTACCTTACGGCGCTGTGCCAATGGATCACTGTCACTTGCGCCTTTAGGTGTCGTGAAGGCTTGTAGAGACATACCGTTAAGTGTACAGCAACCAAAGGCACTCTTAGCGACAACAAAACCTGGGTATACACTTATACCTAGCGCTGGTGCTACTGGAGCTACATGCTCAGTACCAACAGGCGCAGTAGTAATTGTATACGTTGCACCTGCAGCTTGTCGAGAGGCCACAAGATACGGTACAGTACCCGCTGCAAGTGTAAAGTACACATCGTATACGTAGTTAACAGAACTAGGCATAACTACAGCTACACTCCCTGGAGAGGTAACAGCGATATTACCCGTCTGTACAGATAAACGCCGCTCATAGTCAGTCGTTACTTCTCGACCAACTACCTGTAGTTGATAGTTAGCTGTAGCCAGTGTACCGCTCGTACCAACAGTGTATTGAGCTTTTGTTGCTGTTGTCGCTGCTGTTGTTGGTGTAGCTACACCAACAAACATTGGTAGAAAGTTAGCCAGCATCCAGTCAATACCCATCCATGGACCAACGTAGCCGTATTCAAGCTTCTCAACACGACTGAAGTTTGATGCTTGTGAGAAGGTCTGATCGCTAGCGAGGATAGCCGCTTTGTGTGGTGGCTGGAAAAGACCCATATACTGACCATCAGGCATGTACTTAGGTGCGCCACGCATCTCAAGCTTAGCATTTATAGCAATAGCTAGAGCTGTGTTAAATACATCTGTAGCAACTAAATTTGAGCGAGATGCAACAGTACCTGGGTAGGTTACATTAGTTGCAGCCATTAAGACATTTGCATCTTCTCTTTCGCTTGTCTCTTTCATTGCCATTGATACACGCTCAATGGCAATGTTAAGCATTGGGTGTTTAACAGTAAGTTCGACAACATCTGTAAGCGCAACAACGATACCCCATTGCTCAACTGTTACAAAGACATTCTCCAGCTCAAGGTTTAGTACAGAAGGAGTGATACCCTCAATGAGCGGAGCATTAGGCAGACTCAGTCTCTTTACTCTTATTACACGTAGGGTTTTACTGTTACCCGTCTCAAGGGGGAATTTATCACTAATCTTATCCATAACAAGGATACGATTTAGCAGGTCTATCATCTTCATCGCTATGAAGACATTAGGCGCATCATTTTCCATAATTGCAAAGGTAGTATATGCATCAGCCATCTTTCACTTTCCTTTAACACTTAGTAGACAATTAGTAGAGCTGACCTGTGTGTGAAGCCAGCTCTTATAGTACACACACTTAGTAGACAGCCTTCACTTCAACATTGCCCTTACAAAGCAGTCCTTTGCTTCTAGGAGTTTACGTAGACCTACGGTTACTTCAGCGGGGTTAGTTGTACCATCAGTAGTAGTCACCATAAGATATGCAAGCCTAGAGCAAGGTTCACTTACAGACTGTAAGTTCTCTGGTAAATGTGACCATGTAAAGTACTGAAGTACTCGTTGGTACGTAGAGTTCATCTCCGCCATTAGAATGTTACTCCCTCAAGCGCTTTCCCAAGGTCGTCAACGGACATATTTCTTACGTTGCTCCATATAGGGTCATTCTTGGCTCTGTCAGCAGCACTTGCACCAAAGTCGATACTGCCACTTACAGCCTCAAGCTGTTTTTGCTTACGTGCCTTCACTTTCGTCTCGAACTCCTCTGGATTCTCACGATGTAGCTTGCCTTGAAGATAATCGTAGATATCCCTACGGGGAATAGGACGTCCAGCACCTTTGAGTTCATTGAACATCTTTTCTACAGCGTCTTTATCATCCTTTACACGGTCCTCACTATAAAAGTCAACATAGTCTCTTGTATCAGCACTTACGAGTTGAACAGCATCCATACCAGGCTTAACAAAGGGTGTTATTAAGTCTTGTAACTGTTGACGTGCTTGCTGTTCTTGTGTTGGTTGATTAGTAGACTGTTGTACATTACGTTGTTGCTCAGTAAACAAATCCTTAGCGTAGGTTTCAACCTGCCCTTTGATGAAGTCTTGTACCTTCGAAAGGTCAAGCTCTTCAGATGACTCAGCCATTATTTTATCCTTTATATAGCTTTACTGAACACGCTTTAACTGTACAGTTAACGCACCTTCAAGGGAAGCAGGTGTACCTGCGATTACCCTAGCTACGCTCATACCAGGTAAAATAAGCGTTGGTGAGGCAATAAGTACACCATTGACAAGAAATGGTGCGGTGGCTTCAATGTCCATTGCCCCTGTTAGCTGTGCTACACCACTACCTGGAGCTTCAGCGGCTGTACAGACAAGGACGCTACAAGTCGTTGAGGCACCACCAGTTACACTTACCATTGCTGAGGCAGCCTGTACTTGCCAGACACCCTCAAGGCATGTCCATATATACGATGCTAGAGGCGTAGCAAAGAGACGATCAGATATAAACTTAGATGCTTGAAAAACACGTCCCGTACCGTCTTTAGCGCCAGTATCATCAACGTTGAAAAGGACTTGACCAGTAGTGCTGAGCACTGTAAGATTTGAGTACCTAGGCATCTTCTACCTTTCTATTTTATAAAGCCACTTGTAACATCTGGTAGGTTAGGTTTCAAGCTAGCTAAACCGTTACCATTACTTGAAGACGTACCACCACTTGAGCCATTCTGTGAAGCACCCTGCTTTACTTGCTGTATAAGTTGTTGTATGTCAGGTAGTATCATAGGCTGACCGCTTTTAGCAGCCTGCTTTTGTAGTATTGCTGCCATTTCTTGTAGTGTGATAACAACTTTGCTCAATGATCGCTCACCAATACCGCTACGCCAGATAGTCTGTACAAGCTCAGGTATGTTTAACGTATAGCCTTGAGCTTCAAGCGGGGGCATGAGTTGAGGTGCCATGTTTAAGAAGATCATTAATCGTTGAGCACGTTGAGCGTCATCTTGGAACTGTAAAGAGCCTATCCATTCAAATTCAAAGTCACCAATTATATCTTTCTTACGTAAAACGTTACTCTTTAAGTCTTGACCATAGACAGCCATACCATTAGGTATGCGCATCAGTTGATCGTCTGGTATTAGACTCGCGACTTTATATATATCGCTTAAGCCCGGTGTTAATACCTCCTGTTCAATAGACTCTGCAAGGTCTTGAATATCTGCCATACCTAGAGCAATCATTGAGCTGAAGGCATCACCAGAGCGAGGCATGTTACGTCCAGGCTGGCCCTCAGCAATAGTACCAGCACCACCCATAGATTGCATCATTGCATTTACTACTTGCCATGCCCTTAACTGATTAGTAGATGTAACTGGCGGTTGTATAAACTGCAATGCTTCCCTTGGTGATTCAGGCCCAAAGTCCCACTTGGCTCGACCTTTCATTTTCATTGTATCTCTACGCATGCCCTCACTGCCACCAAAGGCAACAAAGCCTTGTTCATAGTCTACACTGTCAACAAATTGATTGAACATATCAGTTTGGACATTATCAAGTTCAATAAGGTCTTCCATTTGTGTATTCGTGTAAGTCTCACCAGGTAAAGCACGGTGAATACTTATACGATAAAGCGGATCATCATATTGAGATTGAAAGAAGCCTACAATACGAGGACCTTCTACGAGATTCCACGCTATATATACTTGGTATAAGTGACCTTCACGGCGTATCCACTCTTCAGTTATGCTTACAAAGGCATTTGTTGTTCTCTGAAGCTGCTCACTAACATTACCAATAGCAACATCTACATTTGCTGTTGGATCAGTTATACCTTGGTATGCTAAACGCTCAGTTAGATGATAAGGCCAGTCTGGCTTTGTTAACTCACTGCGCTGTATGTCATCAACAAGTCCCTTTTTAACAAAGGTGCGATAGCGCTCATAGCTAAAAAGAAAGTCTTCAAAGATAATCTCTGCGTCATCTATAGTAGAGGATGTCTCAGGGTACATATAGAAAGCAAAAGGATCAACAGCTCTTTGAGTAGGCCATACTTGACCGTTTTGTATTGTTATGGATGTCTTTAAGATAGGCATACCGTAGAGAAGCATACAACGTACAAGTTGACTAATTATCGCACGACTCTTTATCTTTTTGCGTATAATATACCACATGAAATTATCAACATTGCTTAGTCTTTCTTGATCGCTGTCATCGTTCATAGAGCCGACTTCAAACCATTTGACTGATGGTGTTAACATCTTTACACACCGTACTATTGTACGTTCAGCTACTCTACGTGCTGCGGGTATACGGTAGTTGCCGATAGCTGTATCAGGGGGTTTATAACTTGAGGTAGAGAAACCCATCCATGTTCTGCGAGAGAGTAGCCATTTCTGCTCTACAGTTATCTTACGCTGACGAATAGCAACGGCTTGATCGCATAGAGCATGTCGGAGGGTAGACTTGAGCTGCGTCTCTTGTACTATAGGCACGATGTTCTTTCAGTACTATATAGATTACAAGTGATCAGACAGATACACAGTATAAAGGAGAAAAGTAAGCCTGTCAATACTTTACGCTTGTAGTCTCTTTATAAAGTCAGCGTCAGTATCGTTCAGCCATGTAAGGTTACTTTTTTCAACATGTTGAGACCTTGTAAAAGATGACGCATTTTGTGACTCGTTCTGGCTACTGTTATCACCCACACCCCACTTGACATAGTTCTCAGCTCCATAGCGCCATGCACAGGCTACATCGGCGAAGTATTTATCCTCAACTGGTTTATCTCCAGCAATACCGTTACGCCCTTTAGAGAAATGGTAACCACCCTCTAAAGCACCAATAAGGGTTGGACATTTATTACTTATAAGAATTAAAGGGAGACCACATTTACATACGGTCTTTGGTTCCAGTAAACCACGCATATACTGTAGAGATGGCTTCAGATTCATATAGCGCCATCGAAAGGGGATATGGTATTCAGCTATGAGTATTCTCATATCACTACGTCGATCTCTGTTAGATGAGCTACTTCGATCACCAGCACGATCACCAGCGTCGCGGATAATAGAAGCGCTACTATATAATGCATCAGTGTGAGGTTTAACGTATTTATCGTATAGCATGTAAACAGTAACATTGAAAGCGTCAGTTATCTCAGATAAGGTGAAGTAATGATTAGTGTTATACTTACAACGGTAGATATTGCTAAAGACAACTGCAGGATGGTCATGACCAAAGTCCCACGATCTTATTAAGGGTAGTTCAGGCCTGAACCGTAAAGGAGCGACATGTACACTGTGAATAAACTGCGGGTAAACAGGTACACCTGTATATGCAGGAATACTTTCACCGAAGATAACACGGCGAGTTGTATTTTCAGCATGACCCATTTTATGCTGTATCGCAATAAGACCTTTAGCGTAGTCTGCACCAACAAAGGGGTTATCACTAGTGACAGTTTGCATCCATGTTACAGAATCATCACCTATTTTATAAAAGCCGGGTTTATTACCAAAGAGCTTATGCAGCCAGTGACCATAGGGAGGGGGATTTGATGAAACCATACAGTGTAGTGATCCGTGTGGTCTTGTCTCTTTATTATAGGTCACTTTATTGTAATGTACATGCGGTAAGCGAATGCGAGAAATCAAGCCAGCGCTTGTAGTATCACCAATGAAAAACTCTTCAGGAGTCTCCATTGCGTCATCAATCCAAGCTAGACCGTAGCCAGTACCAAGACTTTCTGAAAAGTTCTTTGTCTGTACTGCAAATAGTTCACTTTCATTAGGGAAAGTTATGATACTGAAGTCACCTTGATCTTTCTTGCTGAAGCAATGCTTAAGATACCATACTTCATCAAGATAACCTCGATAGACAAGGCGCTTTATGCAGGCTTTTATCTCTGCCCAACTTGAGCGATAGAGAAGTTTGAAGTCTCGCCTTCCAACAATACCACTATTCTTAGGTATTTCTAAAGACAGCTTTACACACTTGACAGCAAAAGCAAGACTCTTGGCTGAGCCAACACCGCCTTGACAATACAGGTATTTTGATACGTCATCGATGATCTCTTGCTGTCTAGGTAAGATATGTTGGTGTACTTGTAACTCTGCGCTACACGTAGGTAGAACACAGTCAGGGAAGTATTCAATTAAGGGTATCGGTTCAACTTTAGTCATGCCAACCTCAATACTTAGAAGAGAAGTAAGATATATACAGTTTATATGTATCCCATAACTTTGTCAATTTATGTACTTTAATATGCACCCGTTCAGTGTGTACTGAATTACATTTTGCTTGCATAGTTTAAGGCAAAGGTGTATAACAGTGTTTAGTATTACTCTATATTGCATAGGCTGAAGCGATATGCGGGTTGCACATCATCAAAATTGTAAGTTGCGTTCATCCGCGTATACCGCAACTGATTGTATAATTGATATGTTGCGGCATTATCCAGGTGGCTATAGCTTCTGGCACCTTCTACCACAGCACGGCGTCAATAATAGAGATAGTCTCAGAAAGAAGATAGCCGATACATTACTTAGTACATTCTTTGATAGTTCATTCCTCACTAATCTCATCCAAGCTGCATTCACAATTCAAGGTAGACCCGTACAGCAATCGCAGCTTTATCATTGGTTGCTTACACAAGTCTACGGTAACAATATACAACGTCTTTATAAAGACTGGCTAGAAGTAAGCAAACTTCACACTAGCACAGGAGTGTTGCAATAACTAGTAATATCAAGATAACGGGTATTATCGGTAAGTGCATCTCTCACAGCCAACTGTGCTAGTGTGAAGCTTTGTTAGCTATTTATATGAAAGAAAGATATGGTAATTCAAGACGAGATTGAGCTAAAAGTTACAGGTATACAGACTGTAGGTACACTAAGAAATGCTATAAGACGTTATCTTAAAAATGATAACTGGGACGTAAACTGGGGAAAGTGGAGAGATACAAAGGGTCAGAGGGTAAATATAGTACAAGAAGAGCCTCTATTGCGTGTATTCAAAATACCTGTTGTTCTTATTATTAAGGATTATATATAAAATGGCTGAAGCGGCAGATACCGTAGTTATCTTGAGTAGTGAACTTATCGCTAAGATAGCTGAGCAGTATTTCAATAAATACATGTTTAAGCAACAAGTAGCGATTGTTGATCTTAAGCCTACAGAGACGGGGTATATGTTCAGCATTGCTTTTGTTGATAGTAAGAAAAAAGAAACTGTAACGTATGATATATATGATTCTTTACCAGGTATGCAGCCTGTATCAACAGGACGGAGTGTAGAGATACCTGTTAGAGGTGATAATGGTAGATTTGTGAAGAAAGGATAGATATATGTCTGTCATACTAACTGTAGATGTACGTGTTGAGGCAATTAACACAGCGAATGACAGTTTGAACAAAGTTATATACACAGTAGATGGTTAAAGTCATGAGTTGCAAAGAGATAACAAAGGTAAGTTTGCTAAAAGTGTTGTAGAGAGGGGGTAGTTATGGCAGTTATACCGTTTACAATACCTACCTTCAATGGTGAAGGGTATTTGTATAAAGTAACTGGACTTACTACAGGGGATGAAAGCTCTGTTCTGACATTTGTAAGTTTGCAGGTAGATATAACTGTCCAGTTGTATGGTACTATAGGCGGAGCTACTGTTACTGTGCAAGGGACAACTGCTGGGGTGTTTGGTGTCTGTGATGATGCTTATGGTAGCGCTATGAGTTATACAGCGATTAGCGCTACGCCAAAGCCTATTGGCCCAGCGCTTACAGGAGTGAAGATAGTTGTGGCAGGCGGTGCAGGTGTTAGTGTCGATGGTGATGTTTATGTGGTTAATAAAGTGAGGTGATAATGTGGCGTTGCTTAGAGCAGAGTATGCGTTACATGTCCTTGAAGTGACCCGTCAGTATGTCCTTGCCTCTCCAGACGCAATTGATGAGAGTTTTCTTGGTGCGGCCTTAACATATGCTGACCTTGGTCCGGCCCAGTCTGAGGCAGTAGCTACACTGCTCACGCTTGCATGGTCTACGCTGACACCCCATGCTCGACGGCATAGGCTCTATACTGCACGGGTAGGAAATGCAAGAGATGTGCCAGATGTTGTGGAGCCCATTATATGAGCATGGTAGATGTTGGCCCTTTTGCCCCCTATATACCACTTACTACTGCACTTTCAAATAGTATACTGACTATTGATGCAGCCAGTGAAGTAGCAGGGGCAGTTTTTAGAGTAAAAGCCGGAAATATTCGATATATTCACTGGAGGACATTGACCGTAACTACTGGCGGTGCAAATAATGTCGATGTCAGGCTTGAAACAGTAGATGCAGCAAATGGGCGGCCTACTGGAACGCTGTGGGCAGCTAATACAAATGCTTCTGTTGACGTCGCAGACGCAAATGACAATACCTGGTTTCGGACACAGCTCACTGCTGATGCAACTGTAGCAGTTGGTGACGTTGTTGCAGCCTTGGTTGTGAATCCAGCAGCCAGTTTTGGCAATATGGGCATTGCGCTCGGCTTTTCTATGTTCGCTCAATCCGCCGCCATAAGCAGAATGCCATACAGTGTTGGGCCACTAAGATCAAATCTTATTTCTAATCCACCTGCTATGTTGCTAGAATATAGCGATGGCACATTTAATCATGTGTTTGGCTATACCCCGTTCTTTAGTTCTTCTGTGACCATTAACACAGGCACAAATCCAGATGAAGTATGCCTGATTTTTACGCCAGATGCACCTTTTAGGATAATGGGTTATGGATGTACGGCCTCTATAGCTGCTGGTGGTGATTGGAGAATGGCACTATACGAAGATGGTAATAATACACCACTTTTAACAAGTGCCACACAAGATGGTAATATAGTAGCAAGTGCTAGCATTGGTACATTGAATGGGCTTTTTAGCACTGAATACGTAGTAAGTGTTGGTACAAAATACCGACTTTCGCTTCTCCCTTTAACAGCAACAAGCATTGTATTACTCCTATTTACAACACCAGGCAGTGCAGCAAATACTGCCATGAACTTCGCGCAGTTTCAGTATGGGACAAGAAATAGAAGTGGGACAAGTGATCCTGATAGTGCAGCATGGACAGATACAAATGACATTCCGTGTATCTGGCCTATCGCGGATCAGATGGATAATGGCGCTGCGTTACAGGTAAGAAGAGACTATCAGTACGGTG